CAGAAACTCTTTTGCCAGAAAAATCTATTAATGGGTATTCATATTTAGTTGCTGAAAACGAAAGTGACATTGGAACATTTTATATTTGGATTGATGAAATTGAAGACTACAGGACATTCACCCCAGATTATGGATGGTATTTAGAAGAGTCTGAGGTAGATAGATTAACAAACTTTGTTACAGATATGACTAATCCACCAAAGTTTACTACTACAAATAATGTATATAAGTTTAGAGAGTTTGAAAAAATAAAAGGTCTGAGGATTGTTATTGATACAATGAATAAGCCTAATGCTACATTTGATTTGATAGAAATGTCACCCCGCCTTTGTGCAGACTTATCAGATAAGACTACAAATTTTTCTATTAAAAAGAATGCTTCTGACTTAGGCGTTAGCGGAATGCCAGTAGGTCAGTTGTTAGCGTCTACAGGATCAATAACTATTTTTGATTATGATGATGCTTTTAACTATAATAATAATGACAGCATAATTAAAAACTTAATTGATAAACATATTCAGTTTAAATTTTATGACATTATATTTAATGTAAATGGATGGGATTACTATGTTCCACTAAAAACATTATACTCAGATGGATTCCCTGAAATAAATAATACAGATCAAACAGTCTCTATAGAACTTAGAGATATGTTTTTTTATTTTGAAAACATAACTGCTCCACAAACACTAATGACACGTGTCTCAATAAGTTCTGCAATATCAATGTTGCTTGACTCTATAGGATTTTCTAACTATGTATTCAAAAGAGTAAGCGGAGAAACAGAGTTAATTATTCCATATTTTTATATTGAGCCAGATACAAGCGTTGCTGAGGTTTTGCAAAATCTAGCAATATCTACACAGACAGCAATGTTCTTTGATGAATACAACAATTTTGTTATGATGAGTAAAGATTACATAATGCCAACACAAGATCAAAGACCTACGGACATAGTTTTCTCTGGAAATGAAAAAGAGTCTTCGGATGATATTTTGCCAAACATAGTTGAGATTTCTTCGCAGGAAAATAAAGTTTATAATGATGGAAAGATTAATTATTCTGAGCGGTATATTCAAAGATCTGTTGGAACAATTAAGCAAGCAAGCATGATTGATATGGAAAGATCTTGGATCTATAAGCCAGTGTTATTATGGGAAGTTGCAGGAACAGAAAATACAAAATCAATTAATGGAGAAACGGCATCACAATCAAGTTATACCCTATCCGCTATTCCATTAAACTCAGACTTATCTATAGAGCCTCCTTCAGTTGTTAATAGACAAGTAACAAACAATGTTATTGATTTCGGTGAAGGCATTTATTGGATAGCCAGATACAATGGATACTTTTATTCAAATGGCGAAATAATAAAATATGATGCGGTACAGTTCAATGTATCTGGAGTTGGCAATGTTTGGATTAGTAGCAATCAAGAGTATCAGTATTATTTTTCAAATATTCCATTTAACGGAAAGATATACCCAACTGGATTGGTCAGAATATATTCGGTTCCTAACTACGAAGAAGTTAATGGTTTTCTAAAACTAAAAAACGGATCTGTTGCTGTACATGGTAGAGGTCAGTTTGGAACAGCAATCACTGCACATAGTGCAGGATTATCAGAATACTGGATGGACAATAATAATGTTCGTGGTTGCATGATGCAGTCTAAGTATTTGTTTGAAAATAACTTAACTGCACCAACAACTATTGTTGGGGCTGCAGGACAAAATACTGAACTTGCAAAAAAGACTACCAGAACGGGCGTTATAAGAAATTTTATGTCTTCGGCATATACTGCAGAGTCTGATATAAATCAGTTTAAGCAAACAAAGCCTGGAACAATTCAGTCTTCTGCTTTGGTAATGCAAGGCCCAGCCTTCTCTGTAACAGATAAGCCAAGAGACTTTGTGTCATATTTATATAAACCATTAGATAATAGATACAAACATTTTGGCACCAGAATGAGAATTATTGGAAAAATAGAGAACGGGTTTAGCAAGGGTCAAACGGCAAATGGTAGTACAAACTACTTTGTTGTTCCAGGACTAACCCCAGATAAAGATATTACAATTTCTGGTGGCGGTGGTGGAATGGCCATAATGATAAATCCAGAAACTAATAACGGATATTATTTAGAACTAAGCACTTTAGGTAGTGCAAACATAACTACTCTTGAAAAACAAAATGTTCATAATGTTATGTTTTACAAAATAAAAAAAGACTCATCTTCTTCTGATGCTATTCCAGTAAAAATTTGGGAGGGCCTAGGAAATATTATTGTCGATGATGGAAAGTTTACTGGTCAGTATAGGATGGTGGCAGAACAGAATCCTACTGTTTATGACATAGGCGTAGAGTACGAAGACATAGGAAGTGCAAGAAGATTCCATATTTATATGAATGGCTCTTTATTGACCACAGTTGTTGATCAAGATCCACTTCCAGTCTACAACAATATGGCACTCTTTGTTCGTGGGTCTTCAAGGGTTATGTTTGAAAATATATATGCCTTAACAAATAACTATAGCCAAAACACACAGTTTGCTTTAAACACTCCAGTTAATTCTATTTTTGACGATGAGATTGATGCCACAGAGTCTTTTAGAAAGTATGCTATGAGTGGTGTAGTTCAGGGAACTTACCTATCTGGAATAAGTAGTTCTCAACCACCTAAGTATAGTATATACTTTGAAGAGTTTGGAACCATTATGAGAGAGGCTGCAACCTTTAATATTAAATATGATAAAGCCTACCCAGCACTATATGCAAAACTATCCCCAACATTTAATAGAATTAAAGGATACACAGTCTCTGGATTTAGAGCAGGATCATACGGCGCAGAGTTTATGATATTTAATGCTACAGATACCGCACTTAGTTTAGATGAAACAACTGGTAACTATTTACGAATTCAGGGAGTAACTTTTACACAACAGTCTAATAACGAATTAACTGTAGATGACTATTTCACAAAAAACAGTTCGTTATCTGATCCAGTTATAGAAGGATCTGATGTTGTTATTTCACCATTTAAGGTTAAAAAAGATTACGAAGATATTAAATTAAGCAGAATGACTTATGGTAAGAAAGATTTTTCAATTTCTACGTCTTACATACAGACCCAAGACGATGCAAATAATTTAATGAAATGGCTTATGTCTAAAATAAGTAAACCAAGAAAAGCGGTGGGGGTAAAGATTTTTAATAATCCTACAATACAATTAGGAGATATTGTTTCTATTAAATATACAGACAATAATATTGAAAAAATAGAAAACACCAGATATGTAGTTTATTATATGGAGTATTCAAAAGATATAGGCGGACCTGAAATGACCGTCTACCTAAGTGAGGTGATGTAATGGTCGATCCAACACCACAACTACCACTATCTGGTAGTCCAAGCCCAACAGTTCAGCCAGTTAAGATAGCGACTCCAGACTTAATATTGATGCCAGATGAATCTGTTCCTATTGAAATAATGACAGACCTAGTATTTGAAGATATAGGTGGACACGAATTAATTAATATATCTAGAAGTGATTTAGTTAATGGACAAGATGTTATTTATAAACCAATTAAAAATTTAAGTTCTATATTTTTTCAATATAACCCTCAGAATATTTTAGCATTACAAAAAACCTCAGAATCTTACTTTAGAAACTTTCCAATTAAACTTGGAGATAGGGTGCCAGACTGCGGAACTGGGTACACAATCGTAGATGGCAATGAGGTTCCAAATTGTAAAATAGTATACTGTGATCCAGTGGATGGTAATATAATTATTAATGTTATCAATATGGGTAAAGAAGAGCAGGTAGAAGTCCAGATCCTTCAGCAGGGAATTGTACTTAGTGATACAATATATGAGGTGGAATAATTATGATAACTAATAATGGCAAGTCTATAATCGCTAAGTACCTGGTGGGCCAGTCTCCTGCATATGCTTCATTTATTGCAGTAGGATGTGGGCCAACACCACTTGACCCAGATGCAACTTTCGGGGATTATTCAGAAAAAAAATCATTAGACTTTGAGATGTTTAGGGTACCAATAACATCCCGTGGCTTTGTTAAGGATGACGATGGAACAGCAAAGGTTGTGCTAACAGCAGAACTACCTACGGAAGAAAGGTATGAGATTTCTGAAATAGGAGTTTACTCTGCTGGGGCAAATCCAACTGCTGGGGCGTATGATAGCAAAACATTATTTTCATTTTCAGAAGCAGAGAATTGGAAATATAATAATCAGATATCTTTGGTTTCTAAATATGCGCCACTCGATACAGACGGATCTAGCGGTGAGATTTATGTTAAAGATGCTGAAGAAAATGACATCATGGCATTTCAAACAAATGCTAATAATAGAATTTTTACTAACCCAGAGCGGGTAGCAAGATATGAAAGATGCAGATTTTTAAATAATATAGTAATTACTAATGGATCTATGTCTAATATTTCAACTGAGGTAGTAGATGGAGTAACAAGGCTAAAGGCAAATACAGGAAGTAACTATATTGGTATAACTGGAACATCTATGGCATTAAATAAAAATGCTCCAACAGATCAAATAAAACTAGCGTTTTCTGTAGTCAACAAAAATAAAGCAGACATTTCTCCAATAAATCCAGACAAAGTTTATATTCTTATAGAGTTTTCTGATAGCGATACATATGGAACTGGTCAGTGGGCAAGATTAGAAGTAATTTTAGATAGTTATGATTTCGCTACTAACAGATACTTAGTTATAACAAAAGAACTACAAGATTTAAGAAAGAGCACAACTGGCTTTGACTGGAGTGCAGTAAATACTGTAAAGGTTTATACAACTGTAATTAAAGATAATAATATCTCTGATGATTTCTATGTATGTTTTGATGCCATAAGATTGGAAAATGTTACATCTATAAACCCACTTTACGGACTTGTTGGCTATACAGTTATCAAAAATAATGACGCTGAAACAATTATTAAGTCTGCAAACAGCACAAGTTATATAGAATTTAGGTTTGCTCTTGGAGTAAATAATGGCTGATCAAGGAATCAAAAAGGTTATTATTCCCAAGGCATCGCTACCTCCAGCAGGTAAAAATAGAGAATATTTAGTTAGATATAGAATTGCATCTCAAGATAAAAATAGATACTCGCACTGGTCTCCTATATATAAAGTTATAGGAAAAGAACTAACTTTGGTTGAGGGAGTTATTCAAAAGGTAGGATCTATAATTATGGTCGCTTGGGCGGGAGCACAAGACGTTTCATCATATGACATTTTTGTTAAATATGACGATCAAACAGACTACACGTACCATGGCTCTTCAACATCAAATAGTTATTCTATTATAAATCAAGGAACTTCGATGGCTTATATTGCTGTTCAAATAGGCGGAATTTTTAAAGAAAGAAAAGACTCTAATACAATCTATACTGATAGTATAAGTTTGGTATAATTATCCAGGAGGAATAATGTCAAGAATACCCTTGCCCGAAAGAGGCCAACCGTTAGATGTAAATTATATATTTGAAATGGCTAATGCTATCAATGATGTGGCACAACAAATATCGCCATCATCTTCTAAATATGTAACGATAGATGTTCCAGGAGCGGATCGTCAGTCTGTCAAGGCTTCTGAGGCAAGAGTTATTGGTGCATATAAGATGGTTGTAACTAATTCATCAAAGAATATTGGTGACGAAGAGCCTTTTGAATATGTTTATCCAGCAGAGTTTAAGTTTCGTCCGATTGCGGTTGCTACCGCAGAAAATATAGGTCAGACTCCAGCAGGAGAGAATGTTTCTGTAGTTTTAAAAAGCGTTGGAACATCACGAGTAGAAGGGTTAGTAAGATTTAACGAGACTGGAAATTTATCAGTAGCAGTTAATATCTTAGTCATTGGCATACCGCTTTAATGATAAAATGCAAAAAATGTTTTCGACAAATGCTTGTAGACAGAGTTTACAATTCTGTATCTCATTTAGAAATATATTGCTTGGTGTGTGGATCAAGAAAGTTTTTTCATCCGCCGTCTGATTCGGAGGAAGGTAGATGGCTACTAAAAAAGGAAATAGAACGAGCGAAGAATACAATCTCGCCCCTGTAATTCCTGGCAACAAAAAGGTTTGGTTTTTAAATAAAGATCTTGTTAGAGTCGTGCATTATAACAGATCAAATGGCATAATGTCAATATATAACATTAATAAAGATCAGTTAGAAAGTTGCTTAATAAATGATTTTAAAAATAAAAGAGAACGAGCATATACTGTAGGAGAGACTGCTGATTTAGTTAATAGACATAAAAAGTATATGCCTTCACTAATGAAGCGTGGAGTAATCCCATTTCCAACAGGTTCACAAAAAGGTGGGGCAAGAGGATGGCAAGTTAGATCATATTACTCTGAGTCGCAAGTTAGAGAGATTCGTGATATACTGGCTACGTATCATATTGGCAGACCAAGAAAAGATAATTTAATAACAAATGATATTACTCCCACTAAGGCTGAGTTGACTAGACGAATGGGAGATGGTATACTAACATATACGAAGACCGAAGATGGAAGATTCATTCCAATTTGGACAGAGTCGATCTAATAGAAGGGTATGAAATGGAAGAAACAAAAGTATCAGTAACGCTAGGCTATACACTTAACCTTGGTAATTTTCAGTCATTGAGACTGGACCTGGGTGTTGTAGATTCAAAGCGTGACGGAGAAAATACAGATCAAGCATTTGAGCGTGTGTATAAATTCGTTGAAGATAAACTAACTGAAAAAATAGCAGAAGCGAAAGTTGAACTAGCAGAAAGCGAATAGTATGACCGACAAACAGAAGCGATTGGCTCTGTTAAGTAGGTTTGATAAACACTATAAGTTTAAACTAGGACAGAAGCCACAATATAATAAGTGGATTGAACAGTGGTCTGCAGATGCCCTTATTGAGTCGTATGGTTTAGATCAATGTTATGAACTATTAGAATATTATTTTGAGATTACTCAAAATCCTACGTGGAATCATTTTGCATATATAGCACATGATATACTTGAAAGAATACAGGAACAAGAAAAAGATCTTAAGGACAGACATGAGCGTAGACAGAAGGCAAAGGAATGGCTAAGTGAATAACTCAGAATCAAAGTTAATCTCAGCAGTTCTTAAAGATAAACAAGCCCATGTTATGCTTCAGGCAAATGTTGAGGGTATATTAAAAACACATTTAGATGTTTGGCAATTCATTAGAAAATATTATGAACATAATTCTACAGTTCCGCCCGTAGAGTTAGTTGTTGAAAAGTTTAGAGATTTTGAAATTGCTGATGGTGTTGGATCAACTAAGCATCACCTTGAGGAATTGCAGGCAGAGTATCTTGTTAATAGTCTTAAAGATATTTTGAGATCTGCTGCTACCGATGTTCAGGGTGGCCTTGGCGTTGAGGCTCTTGAAACTTTGATTAGTAAGACTGCAGAACTTAGAAAAAATACAGCAGCCATTCGTGATATAGATGTAACAGATCTTGATTCTGCTGTTGCATACTTTGAAAATCTTAAGAAACAACAAGAGGCTGGAGCACTTGGAATTAAAACTGGACTTCCAGGATTCGATAACTACCTACCTTCTGGAATCATGCCAGGACAGTTAGGAGTCTTCTTGGCATATCCAGGTATAGGAAAGTCTTGGTTGTCTCTCTATTTCGCTGTACAGGCCTGGAAACAGGGTCGTAGCCCAATGATCATAAGTCTTGAAATGTCTGAGGTTGAGGTACGTAATCGTGTATTTGCAATTATGGGTGAAGGCATTTGGTCTCATCGTAAATTAAGTGCGGGACAGGTAGAGATGGATATGCTAAAGTCATGGCATACCAAGAGTGTTAAGGGTAGGCCAGAGTTTCATATTATCTCAAATGATACAGGTGGAGACATAACACCACTAGTTCTTCGTGGAAAGATTGATCAATATAAGCCAGACTTTGTTATTGTTGACT